TAATAATATCTCCGACAGGTTCTGGAAAAAGTTTAATAATCTACGTCTTGCTCCGGTATCTACTATCCGTGATAAAATCCGACAGAAAGATTTTAGTTTTGGTTCCAACCGTAGGGCTGGTTACACAGATGGAAACAGACTTCTTTGATTATTCAAAGGCAGATCCTTCTTGGCTATCAAGAAAATATATTCATAAAATTAGTGCTGGACTTGAAAAAGATACCAACAAACAAGTAATTGTTTCTACTTGGCAGTCTATATACAAGTTGCCCAGAGAATGGTTTGACCAGTTTGATGCTATCTTCTTTGATGAGTGTCACCAAGCCAAGGCAGAATCAATTAATCTAATTGGTCAGAAGTTAACCAAGGCATGGTTTCGTATTGGTACTACGGGCACACTAGATCAAACACAAGCACATCGTTTAAGCATAGAAGGCATTCTAGGACCTGCTATACAATTTATTCAGACAAAGAGCCTAATGAACAAGGGGTTGCTTGCTACTCTTGCTGTTGACTGTATTGTATTGAAGTATACAGAACAAGAGAAGCAGGATATGAAAAAGCAAAAATATCCTGATGAAATTAAGACTATAATAAGTAACAGTAGGAGGAATGAATTTGTCAAAGAACTCGCAATTCATACCAAAGGCAACACACTCATCCTCTTCAACTATGTCGAAGGACACGGGAAACCTCTCCACGCTCTCATTGAGGCAGCAGGAACGGATAAAAAAGTATATCTTATTCACGGAAAAACAGAAAGTGAAGCAAGAGAATCAATTCGCCGTATCGTGGATACAGAAACTAATGCCATATTGGTTGCGAGTTACGGTACTACTAGTACTGGCATTAACATTGTCAACATTGATAATCTTATACTCGCCTCTCCTACTAAATCTGTAATTCGTTTACTACAGAGTATTGGTAGAGGTTTGCGAGTATCTTCTAAAAAGAAAACTTTAAAAGTTTATGATATCGTTGATGACCTTTGTTACATGTCATACAAGAACCATGTTTATAGGCATTTTGAAGAACGAATCAAAATTTATAAAAAAGAAAAGTTTGATTACAGAATAATGTCTATGCCACTGCCTACCGATGATAAATAAATTAGGAGGGTTACTATGTCTGACGAAGCACAAGAAACTCCCTGTGATGGTATTGTAAGAGTTGTAAAGCTTATGAATGGCGAAGAACTATTAGGAATAGTTCAAGATGTTTGTACAAACCACATTTCAATGATACTTCCAGCAAAAGTTGAAACAGCATATTCAAAAGATGAAAATGGAATATTAATTGAATATGTTAAATTAACAAATTATGCAGCAAGTGTAAAAAATAGTGAAATTGTTTTAAATAAAAATGCAATCATGTTTATTGGTGATCCAATTTCAGATATGCTAGTCATGTATCAAACATTTTCTGAAGCCATGAAAACGGATCCAGAATCAGTTAGAACTAGTACGTCTGATGAAGGTGTGTCTAGCCCACAGGCTGGACTTATGATGCTAAATGAACTTTTCAATAATGAAGATTTTGTAAATTTTGTAAATGACATGATTGACAGTTTTGAGGGGTCAGAGGTCATATTGGATGAAGAATTAGAAGAAATAGAAGAATCTGAACAGCAGGAACCCTCTGTAGAGGATCTATTGGTTGAGGAGTCTCCGAAGCCACCTAAGCCTGTAAAACGCCGTACAATGAATCCTGAAACTAAAAAGCTACCATTTAATCCAGAGAGCAGCCCAAATTCAGCTGAAAGCTGGTCAGATAATCCAGAAGATTATATTTAAAGTGTATTATCTAAATTTTCTGGTACATCTGGGCAGAAATCATAATAAGCAAATTTAAACTGACATGTTGCTTTTTGTATGATTGCATCCGAACTATCGGATTGAAAAACCAACCCACTCAATTTACTCGGAACAATATAATTAAATCGGACTTTTGTTACTGGGCAATTCGTAGAAGCACTGTAAATTATTAAATTTGCTTCGTGATGCCAATCTTGGTAATCAGCATTATAGTCAGTATCATTTTCTATGTTTGCTAAATTTCGCATCCAAGAATAAATGCTTTGCCAATTTTCCAAATTTGAATCAACTATAAATTCTACATTTAAAGTTTCGTAGTTGAACTGCATTGTTGGAACGGGAATTGTTGTACCTAAAGTAGTTGGTTGATTTACTTCTGGAATTGTACAACCTGGTAAATTTGCTTTTTGGCAATTTAATTCAAATTGTTTAGTTCCTCTTCCAAAAAATAAATTAAAGTAACTATTGTATAGTGGATTTAAATTTGTTGTGCAGCTCATATTATTATTTATTTAAAAACAAAGACCTCCCCATTTCTGGGGAGGTCTTGAAATTTTAATTACTTACTTTCCGTCTGATTAGATAGTATTACCGTGTAGATGGGTAACAGCTGTCAAGCGGTAGTATTGATTCAAACCAGCAGTCAAGTTATCGCCGTCAGGAATCTTACTTGTGTTGTTAATAACGAATGGATTAGCAACTACGCCGTAACGAGTCTTGAACGCAATACGTGGTTGGAAAGTATTAGGATCGACTGAACGTACCATTTGTAGCGGAACGTATGGGCAGTAGAACAGACCAGCATCGTATGGAGATTCACCCTTGTAGCCAGCAACAAAGAAGTTGTAGCCTAGTGGTGAATATGGATCAATATAGACGCGGATCTTACCACTCAGAACACCAGCAAAGGTGCTTTGAGTATCATCAACACTCATTTGTGGAGCAATACCAGGGCTGAGACTCATGAAGCCAGACATGGCTAGAGCAGCAGCAGTATCACTGTCACAGATGATGAAGTTACCCTTACCGCGGCGGGTTTCCTTAGCGATTGCATTGCATTCGCGTTCGATTTGGAAACTGAGACCACGGAAGCGTTCTGCAGACCAACGACCATCAGAATCTTGATCAAGGTCGTATGTACCTTGAGCTACAAGATCGCGTTGCTGCGAACCAGTCTTAGCAACATAGTAAATGGTCTTGACGATTTCACGATTGATTTCGGCAAGAATTTCTGTGCTGAGAAGATTGGCCAACTCTGCTTCTGCATCTAGTCCGTGAACAGCCTTCAAGTCTTGTGCAAGTTCAACAGTATAATTACTGCTTAGTGCACGAGTCTTGGCTTGTACTGCAACACGGTCAATGCTGAAGTTCATTTGGTTCCAGTTAGCATATTGTCCGTTTGTATAAACCAAACCACCACATGCACCCATAACAAGTGGATTACTACCAATGCCTTCACCATTATTGGTAAGTATACCACGTAGGTTTTGAAGTTGAGCAGCGGTTGGTACTCCACCTGAATTATAGTTCCAACCAGCAGAGTTACCCCAACCAGCGGTCAAACCACCGAATGCACCCAAAGACCAACCCGAACCACCAAATGATGGTTGTGGCTCTTGGAAATTAGCTTCGGTATAAGCAAGACTGGAATAAGAACTGGCTGAACCAGCTGGAGCATAATTAGAGCGCATGGCAAAAATTAGGCCTGTTGGAGCGGTCATTGGTTGAACACCACAGATATCATATGCCATTAGATTCGGCATAGCACGACGAATCAATGAAATGAGTACTGGGTCATAACCAGATACTGAGCCGGTATTGTAACCAGTTGAGGTGGATGGACCACCTAGGTTATTACCACCACCCATATCTTCATAGAGGTGTTGTTGACGGACGGCCTGCTCTTGGTTCTCTAAAAGAACAGCAGTAACCTTTTTACGATAATCATCCTTGATAGCAGGAAGAGCCTCATGATTGAGGACGGGATTCCATTTTTCTGTTAAAATATCATACGGTGTGTTTTCTTGAAATTGCATAGTAGTTAATTCTCCTAATGAGTTAAAATTATTTAGTAAAGTGAAATATTAGACTCTTTTATTAAGTCTACCTAGTACTCCAACGTAGCTTTCGACTAGTGTTGTTGGAGTTTGTTTTACGGCTGAGAACGTTTGCTCAGGTTCAGTTTGACGGACTGGAGCTGGGCGACGATTCATGTAATTCTCACGAATAGCAACGAGCTTTTCGCGATATTCTTCTGGTGTGTTGAAGTTTACGTTTTCCATTAAATTTTGAAGCTTAGAAATTTGAGTATCTGCCAAATCACGGGTCTCAGCAACAAAGATGCCAGCGCATTCGGTTAGTGATACTTCCTTGCGAAGATCCATGGTGTACTTAACGGATTCATTGAGTTTGTTTTCTAAGTCTCTATTTTGAGCATAAAGTTCATCGAGAACGTTGTACTTCTCTGAAGGGACATCAATGTAATGATTCTCAAAAAGATTCTTTAGACCACCGATAAAGTTTTCGGCAATTTGAGTCTTGATGCCTTGTTCAACGGCGACAGCATTATCTGTCATCCATTCTTCAACAACGTAATCTAGATAGTCATCAACCTTTTCCACAAGGGATTCGGTTACGGTATCAAGATAATTCTTAACGTTTTCATCAACTTCTTCAACGATAGATGCTACTTTTCTTTCTACGCGGTCTGAAACTGCGGCTTCAAAGATGGCATCAAGTTGATTGACCAAAGAAGCAGGAACGTCTTCGCCTAAGAGAGACATCAGAGCATCATGGAATTGTGCTCTAGTTTCTTCAGTGGTTTCAACTGGTTCGTCTTCGCCACCTTCTTCCATTTCTTCTTCATCTGAATCTTCATCAGAAGATTGTTCTGGGGCTGCACGCATACCAGCGGAGGCTGACATGGTAGCTGGAACCCCTGGCTTACCCATACCAGCAAAGGTAGCAGGCATTGCATTAAGAACTGGTTGGGCAATCATATCAGACCCACCCAGTGCATCACGTACACCACCTCCGGCACTTTGTCCGTAGCCAGTTGCCATACCGGTAGAGTCTGCTTCAGAAATCATATTATTTTTCTTGTTTTTCATGTGAAAGGAATCCTTGTAAATTATTTATATATTTAGTAACTTTAGGGGTAACCAGGTAATTTATATCCTAGAGCCGATAACCGTTTTGCTTCTTCTGCTTCTTTAGCTGCTTTGAGTGCTTTAGCTATTGGAGATTCTTCATCTCCACTACTGGCCTGTGGAATTTCAAGTGGAACCCAAGGTTTTCCAGCTCCCTGTGCGGCGAGTGCAACTTGATTGATACCCATTTTTTTAACATTTGCATCAAAGTAATTTGCACCACTTAAATCAGCAAGATTATTCAACATACCTGCTGCTAAATCTCCAGGTAATCCAGCTGCAAATTTAGCTGCAGTTCCAATTATTGGTAAACTGGTTAAAGCTCTTGGAAGCATTTTGCCAACTAATCCACCTGTTGCTCTAGCCGCACCAGCAAGCCCAGACAATACTTTTCCTGTACCATACATACCCATTGCACCAGCCATATTAATACTAGAATCACCAAACAAAGTAGACTTTGATCCTATACCAGTTTTTTTAACTTTAACTCCGGGAACTGGCATAGCAGCAGATCCAGTTGGAGAAGTGCTAGTACCACCACAAGATCCAGTTGGAGAAATGCCAGTACCACCACCAGAACCACTAGTTCCGGTTCCGCTACCGGGAGTCTGCTCAGTTAAAATAAATGCTTCCAGAAATTCACGATCCAAATTACATGTAATTCTTTTATTTAAAGATTCTACCAAGTAATTTTGAGTTTTAACTGAGAGTGTTGATTTCATGATAATTTGCGAAAGTAATCGTTAAATACTTTAACGATATTTTTGTTTAAATTTCTTTTTGAAGATTCGTGAATTAATTTTTTAGCAGCAGAGTGTTCTCTTTCCTGCCAACTACCATGGACAAACATCCATTCACGACCTTCCATGATTCCATTTACAAATGCATTTGGAGCAGATGGATCAGCAACGATGTCAATGGCGGCTAACATAAAGTCTTCTTGAACTTCTTGATATCCATTCTTGGACTTTAAAGAACCCATACCACGAGTGGATACACCAAGTTGTGCACCTTCATCAATAAGATTTTTTACAATTTTACCCATTGGAGTGTCAAGAACTTTGGCTTTACCATAGACGTTTTTGCCGTCTTCATAAAGTTCTTTTACAATGTGCGAGACTCTATCCAAATTGACAGTAGGACCAGTTGGGTGGTTAAGTTCACCCATCGCTCTTCCCTTTGCAACATATTCAGTGATATACCGTTTGCACTCTTTGAGTAAAGTGTTTTGTGGATAGATACGCCCATTTCGGTTTTTGGTATCGGATTGCATGAAAACACCTTCAATAAAGTATGTCTTCTCGCCATTTCCGAGATTTTCCTTAATGTACTTAATGTCTTCGGTTATTTCCGTAATTAATTTCATTGTTTAGTCTTTGGCTTTAAAATATCTTTTGCTACATTCTTGTATTGTTCTTCTAAACGATGAGCAGCTTTTCCAAACAAAACTTTACCAGTTTGTTCTTTAAAAGCAACAGCATTTTCTTCTACGATATTTTTTATCATTTGCCGAACGTTGTTTTTCATAATAGTTTCGTTACCTTCTGTGAAAAATTGATGTGCTCTTTGAATTTGATTCCGTCTTCAAATATTTCTGAAATCATTTTTTGTCTGTTTTGTGTATTCAAAGATTCAAACAATTGTTTTAAACTATGGATTTCAGATTCAATAATATTTATACTTGAACCATTTTTAAAATTATAAACCCCACCTTTAAAATTATTAATAAAGTCTAAAAATTCTTTTAGTTCTTTGGTATTTTCAGTATTTGTATCCCTAAAAAATAACTTACGCTCTACTAAGTGTTTAGAGTCTTTTACGGTTTTATCTAATTTTATAGCCAAAGTTTGAATAATGTTTTGTTTAAAAAAATTATTGTTTTCGGCTAATAAACTTTTAACTCCGTGTTTTAATAATAATTTTGTAGTAGGTATCATTGTTATTGTCCTGCATCCTCTGCTGACATTCCCTGTGCTGCCTGTTGTGCAGCCATCGCAGCCTGTTCTTGTGCAATACGTTGACGATCAATTGCCATTTCTTTCTCAAGACCTTTGAGTTCTTCAGGAGTGTAACGCAAGATATTGCGTTTAATATAGTCTGTTGAGAAATATTTACCAACATATGGTTCAACATACGACAACATTTTAACACGTTCTGCAAGTATTTCTGCTTCTTTTAAGTCCCAGAAATAATTATCAGTAGTAAAAATAACATTGATGTCATTCTTTAAATGACGCCAGTCTTCATCTGTCATTACACCTTTGAGTAACAACTGGACTCTTAATGTATCAAGGAATAACCTTGAAAATTGAAAACGAAGCCGATCAATAAACTTATAAAATTTAATTTCTTCACGGGATATTTCTGTGGATCTACCCATGTTAAAACCATTTGTCTCTGGTTGTAAACGGCTCATTGGAACGTTCAAGCAACCATATAGTTTCTTTTTGAAGTATTCTGCATCTTCAATTTGTGAAAGAGATTGGGCTCCAGGAAGAGTAGTAATTTCTGTACCACGTGAACCTTCACGACGAGGTAACCAGTAATCTTCCAACACAGACATATGCTTACGCTCATCTCTTACTTCACCGGTATCTTGGTTATATGTGAGGCGTGTGCGAAAACGACTCATCATATCACGCATATATTGTTCAGCTTTTTGCTTTGGTAACTGACCAACATCTACGTAAAAAATACGACGTTCAGGTGCGCGCGCAATTCTATAAACCAACAAGGCATCTTCCATTTGACGCAACATGTTTAGTGGGCGAATTGCTTTATGCAAATATCCTAAAATACGTTTGCTATTTAAATCAACCAAGCCAGATGGAACATAGACAACACTGTCCAACGATAAATGAATACCTTGGGGTCCAGTAAGTACATAAGATTCTTTATCTGTATTTGTGTAAATGTAATATTCTTCGATATCTTTAATTAAAGATACCATTTGATTTTTTCCAGATTTATCAACTTCTTTGTGTACCTTGCGAACTTTTTTAATCTTTAAAGGATCAACTGGTATAATGTCTTTGATACCTTCATTTGGTAGTTCTTTATCAATAACCAAATTATAATAAATCTTAGAATCAATATACCATCGTCTAAAAATTTCATATGATTTATGATTAAAATCTAATAGATGTAAG